AGTGAAATACCGCGACAGCCGAGCGAGCCGCCGTGCAGCGGACTGTGCCTCAATACTGTTCTCGCCGGTGATTGTGGGGTTCGTTGTTCCCGGAGCCACAGCACCACCCGCTTCGTCTTTCTTGAGACCCGTCATTTTGGCAAATCCACCACCCGCATCTCCGCCCACCGCATTCAACAACAAACCGGTTGGGGAATAGTCCACGAGTTTCTCGATAACGTCACTCATCGCGGCCTCCGTGTACTGCGTAATGTTGAATTAAATTTCACTTCCACGGTTTTAATATTACCACCATTCTCTTTTTTGTCAACTGTTTTTTTACGGACGGGGAAAGCGAAGGTGAGAATAGCTGCGTCCAGTTTGTTTGGGCTCCACCCGAGATCTTTCTTGATATCATCCTTGGCAACTAAATACGCCACTTGGTTACTGGTTTCTTTTTCCACGGGGATCGCGCCTATCTCGGTAATAAATTGTTGGTCATCTGGGATGGACACATCAGGATCTTGGAACCACTCGCGGAAGTCGAAGTGCATCTGGACGCGCATATTCCGGTGTCTCTGGGGATCAACCGCCTTCTCGCCAAAATGGACCCCCTTCACGAGTCGTTTGCTGTATCCCAGTTCGTGAAGTCGGTCAAGTGCTCCATGCTCGTTGGTTGTATCGAACACAACGAGATCTGGATTCTCACGGTCAATAATGTGCGCCACCCTCCCGGCAAGTCTCATATCCCGCTCAGTGCCGTCGTCTGCCTTGATAGTCTCGAACGGGTACATCTTTCTACCCTGCCGCCTCAGGATTTCCGTGTCGTCACCTGTGCGCCCTTGGTCTATCCCAACAATGAGTGGCTTAGTGACGTCATCAGGCACCTTCTTGCCCCGGGCCAGATACACCCTAGCGAGATCAAAGAACCTGCCTTCGGCCTTCACAAACGCTTCTTCTGGGTTGAAGGGGTATTCCTGGACAAACTTCCATTCCGCCCCACCGAACGACGCCACCTTCCGGCGCCGCCAAGCTAAGTGTTCGAGCGTCAATCCGTCAGCTTTGTACAGCTCATAATACTTCTGTTCCTTTTCGTCAAGATCACACTCCCGGAGTCCGGGGGTATCACGGTACCCGTCGTCATAATACCACGGGATGAACACAAGAACAAACCCGTTCTTACCCGCAATTGCACCCATGACGAGATTGTAAAAGAAGTTCCCGGGACCGTTGGCTGTGGATTCAAATATGACTTCTGTCCCGTGGACGTCCGCAACTGTTTGCATGAGTCCTGTGGATAATTGGTCGGCGTTCTCGTAGAAAGCGACCTCGGAACCATGAAACAGCTGCACGGTCATTCCGCGGCCGATCTGGGCGCTCCCGGCGGTGCCTACCGTGTAACTCGACCCACCCACCATAACCATGGCGCGTTCGGTATCTTTCTCCAACGGGATCTGAAAGTCCGACGGCAAATTCTGACGGAACTTCTGGGCCATGCCAAATATCTTGATCGTGGATTCAACCTGGTGGGCAAGAACGAAAGCGGAGAGATTCGATTTGAAGTTGGTCCGGTGAAAGTAGCGAGCCTGGACGTAAGTGGTGCACCCTAACTGGCGGCCTTTGAGTATGATCGCCCTGACCATTCCGGTCTCCCGGCGCTGTTTCTCGATCTTTTCGTGGATGGTACGCTGGGCACGGTTGAATACCAGGGGGAGAATAGCCCCATCCTTCGCGACTATCTTGAGACATTTGGCTGAGTAGAAGTCTAGATCAGAGACCAACCGTGTCAATATCAATCGCTGATCGTTTGTCAGGTCCACGGGCCGCCTCCTTTCCCGGCTGCTCGTTCTGAGCTATCTGGTTCAGAAACTCTTGGAGGGTCCCGGATGCTTGCACAACTGTTTGAGTCGGGCGCCCTAACAACCGATCAAGCAGTTTGTTCAGTGCGTCTGTGTCGCCATTGGCTGCTTTTGTAGCTGCGGAGAACAGGGCTGCCTCTAGCAAGGTCATGCCGATCTTGTCTGCCTCTGTGCCGTTGTACGGCATGGCGACAATATCGCGTATCTGACGAGAAATCTCGGACGGAGACATCCTGCTGCCACCGGTAGGAACTACTTCCCCGCCGACAACGGCTATACCATCCCGAGGGTAGAGGATGCTTCCGGCTTCCGGCATCTTACAACTCGTCGACGACGCTACCAGCCGCTGGGGACCCAGCACCCCGAGCCTTCTCCACCCTATCCTTGCGGGGCGGCAGTGTCTCGTGGATAGCGTTCATCTCCATGAACTCACGTTCGTCGTTACGAATGCGATCTTTCCGGGACTTCTGGGCCAGGAACGTGTCAGGCGACGACAGGTAGTCGTATATGTCGGAACGAAGCTCGTCAATGTCAACGTATTCGTCCTCTCGGATAGGAATATTTTTCTCGCGCAGGAACTCAGCAAGCTGCTTCCGGGAGCGGATGTTGATGGGCAGGTCGATTTTCTGTCCGTCGAGGGGGACAACCTCGTCAATAGACACGAACCGGATACGAGCGAAGTCAGTGTACTCCCGGGCAAGTAGGATCGGCATGAACCGGCGCTTCAGCATCCCGCGGATATTGATGATGGAGTTGACGAGGTACTGCGGCTCCGCCAGCTTAGTTTCCTCATTCACTTTCGTGCCGATGTACTTGCGAGTAGTCTCACGGAATATTTCCATCGACGGGAAACGGACATCCCGGGTGAAGCTCTTTATACCCTTCTGGTCGTTGGTTTTCCAGTAGTACTGTCCGTGAGTACGTACCAATATGCCGCTGCTCGTCGTCGGTCCCGCCCCACCCCTACCGCTGCTCGTCGTCGGTTCCTTTGTGTCCTTCATACCGCCCTCCTGTGGTTGCGAAATTCTTGGATTCCCAGATCCATTTGCGCTAATATAGCACAGCTTGGTGGATTTGTCAATTGATTTCTTTTACACCCTACGGGGATGTGTGAGGGGTGGGTACTATTGGATTTCAAAATCACTACAATTTTCTTGTGTGGGTGGGTCTACTTAATCTCACGCCGTGAATCCCTCGTTGGATGCCATACGTCATCGCCTGCATCCCCAGGGGTGGGTAAACGTAAAAACAAAATGCATGATGAACAACAACCTGGATGGGCAGCCGGCCTTGTCAACGCCATGTTGAACTATACTACACAAGGGATTGACTATATCCCTTGTGTTCACTATGTACACAACGGACACACAACACATATGGGTATTGTGTGAAAGACAGGACAGTGGGGACAGTAGTGGCTATTTGCCTGGTAGATAGTGAACACGTTGGAGATGTTTAAGAAGTGGCATCGTTTCGCGACATTTTACATACAGTTACTAAAATACACGTAATAAATAAATAATATCCCCTAAATACCCCTCTATTTTTTTATTATTATTATTATTTTGGGGAGTATATATAATAAAGAATGAAAGGGTTAGACTTCTCGGAAGTCTCCCCAATGCTTTCAGTACTTCCGAACAGTGTCAACGGTCTTTATATCCCCATAGTACCAAGAAAGCCAAGTATGCAAAATATACAAACAAATCACTTGACAACACCGGCAACCGTGGTATACTTGTATCAGATAGGGGACGCAGAGACGTACCCGACAGCGACGGACAGAACGCAACACAGCGACGGAGGCGAACAAATGACAAACGCACAGCGGACCCAGATGTACGCCAGCATACGTCAACACGGCGAACAAATCGCGAAAGTATTTGGCGCTAGCGGGGACGCGGTAACACTGGCCAAGAAGCTGCACTGGATAGAAACAGCCATGCACCGCGTAACCACGGATTACTGCAACGGAGTGATCGACGGCGAGCAATACGAGCTCCAGGAAACCAAGATACTCGACAGGCTGGACAAGGTCCTTGGATTCCGTAAGTCCGGCATACCCGTATTTGTCAACGGTGACGCTAGAGGCTATGCATTGAAGATCAAAACATCCTGGATTAACGATCAATATATCAAGAGTAAAGGCACTTTCCGGTTGGCTACGGATATGGGAGGCTATGGGATAATAGCGCCGGACTTTACACCGAACGACCAGGAATACAACAAATAGCCGCGCAGCGGCAGAAAGGACGGGAGATATGGAGACGGTCAGAACAGGATTAACGGGAGACAACCTGCGGTTATTGGAGAAGCATATCAGCAAGGACAGCAACCGCGAAGCAATGAGATTGATACGGATTGACGGCGCAGATATAGTGACCACAGACGGCAAACGGCTTGCGAGGATAACGCCGGAACTACCCGAAGCGATACCGTCCGGCGTATATCGAAGGCTAACCAAGGAGAAAATCGCCAAGTCAGACTTATGGTCGGTAACTCTGGAGCTACAGTCAGACGTACAGTACCCAGAATATAAGCAAGTGATCAGACATGATGAGCCGGAACTCTGTGTAATATCGCTTGATTCTGACGACGCGCTTTCGTCCAGTAAAACCATGCTGGAGATATTTCAAAAAACCAAACGGGCTTTGAATGTCCAGTTTTTAGAGGATATCACAACCAAATATACTGAACTTTGGACGGTATACGGTGTCCCGGAAAACCCAGAAAAACCTCTATTCTTTATACGCGATCGCGTGGAGGTGGTACTGCTACCCTTCAAATTCGGCAAATAACCCGCTGAACTCTGGCCAGGCGCTGAGACTTGGCCAGCCGTGGTATTGATGATCAATATTGACATCGCAAGTCTGCGGCAGTATAGTGTTGGGAGCTACTACACCGCAAAACAGTGGAATTACTGAAGCCAGTGGAACTACTGACAGCCAGACCGCTGGAACTACTACACCGCAAAAAGGAGGCTACCATGCCAAATATACTACCCGCAAAGGCAGAGAAGGAATTGATCGAATTACGTGTACAAGTAGCAACAGCGGATTGTGTATTCAAACGTATCAAGAAGATAATCGAACTTCAGGGACTCTCAGGATCAGAAAAACTGGAACTAATAGAAGACGCAGTTGACGCGGTATTATAGAGAGGAGCCTGCAATGTCAAACATACTTTGGGTTATGAAACTCAATGGCCAATATGTAGGCCGGATTTGGCGCCCAGTGGTAGAATCTGAACAAGACGTACTCCGGGAAATCCAGGAAGCTGGTTACGACCCGGATATAGTCGTATCGCTAGGGGATATTGATCCAGTAGTGCCAGAGGCTGTCCGGGAAGCGATGGCGTCACTATGAACGCCTGGCGCATCCTGGCGGGTATCCTGGCGGTATTCCTGACGGCTGGCATGGCGCTTGCGAACGATGTTGCCGTCACGATAGCCGCGGAAGCAGCCGGGGAAGGATACACCGGAATGTATCTTGTTGCCAATACGATCAGAAATAGGGCAATCCAGCAGCGAAAGACACCCCAGGAGATCGTGAAGCAACCGGGGCAGTATTTCGGGAACACCGCTCCGAACCGACAGAAATGTTACGCCGCAGTACGCAAGGAGGCGGATTACTTGGCCGCGAATATCCTGCGGCTCCCGGACAAGACAAATGGGGCGCTGTACTTCCGGCAACCGCGAGAGAAGCGCCAGAAGTGGCACAAGGTGGAGACGATCAGATACAAAAACCATATATTCTATAAATAGCCCGTAAGGGCAGAAAGGATAAAGTGATATGATACGACTCTATGTAGGATGGGAAGATGCAATGCTTGAGCAGCATAAGAATCACAAACACGGCAGAGACTGTCTGGCTGGATGCCGGGAGCTAACAAAAAATGTCCGGGCCCGAATCAAAACACTTACCCGGATGGTCACTGAAGGAACCGCAATAGTAGTGGAGAAAGGAGGCCTTAATGCCCAAACACCGAAAGTTTAGTCCGGGCCAGATCCGGCGTCATTGCACCGGATGTTACATCTACGACGAACGCGAACACATAGGCCGCGCACTTGCGGTGTGCGGTATCGCAGGACAGTGGGACATAAATGCCTGCATTCTCGGCTGCTGGATCGACGAGGAACGGAAAGCAAAATACATTGCAGAGTACAAGAGGACACATCCCAGGGGAGTCGGAGCGGCGAAATGACACTCCACCACTGCGACAAATGCAACGAACGTACAGAAGTCTGGAAGCGGACCCTCGACGGTACTTTCTTCTGCTACTGCATAAACCGCGGTTGTCCGTCGAACAGAGCGAAAACAATTGACAAAACAGGGAATTGTGGTATACTCAATTCTCATACACCGGAAACTACTACGCCGGACATCACGACTGGGACGACACAAATGACTTACAGGGACGCAGAAATATTGATACACGAGGGCCGAAAGCTCGGATACCACGGCACTGACTGGGAGCAAAGTTTCCTGCAACGACTGGAAGCTATGCAACCAGTCATTTTGCTTCCGGAGGACGCAAGCGTAGTTGAGGAATTCTACCGGCGTGCAACAGGCGGGGGATACCGGACAAACAAGAGGTCGTTGTCCCGGACACCGGCAGACATGGGGGAGTTTTGAGATGATCCCACAACCTAAAATGAAAAAAGGGCGGAGGAAGATATGATAAATAAACCAGAGAATCCCGACCGTATATGGGTTTGTGAAGAATGTAACGCCATTTTTACAGACGATGAAATTAGAAAATGTATGTCAACCAAAGGGTGGGGACATACTTGTAAGGCAAAGAAATATACACGAGAACATCGGTGCGAGTCTTACTGTAAGAAATATTTACCAGAGGAGGTCTAATGTCTAATCCCAGAGAAGATGAGTTGCGGGAGGCGATAAATACCCCTCGCCTCATTGGTAATGTGAAAGGAGTTCGCAATGATTCATGCGATAGACAGGAGTGGAGAGTGAACCGAGCAAACCAGCTATTTTGGATAATCATACTTGCGTGTATTGTAGCATGGGGTACGTTTTGGGTTGCGGATAATATAGTCAGACCGCTTTGGGAAGACGCGGAGCCGTACTAAATATGTTGGTGAACAGGCGACACTAAAATGAAAGGAGGAACATACAATGCGTACACCACAGTTTGTAGAAATACAGACCATCGATCCGAATGCGGTATTTTCGGTGGGGGAAGCGGCAAGATTGCTCGGGATCAGCCACAACGGATTACTCGGGCGTATCCAAGCGGGTAGTATCTGTGCAGGCAGGTCGGGACACA